GGTCACCGCGACCGTTCCGAACCCCAGTCCGGCGGGCCAGTTGCAGATGGTCAGTTGCGGCCCGGTGCTGACGCCGGGGACGCTGCCGGTGCCCAATGCCCTGCATCCCTCGACATTGTCGGGAACGGCGGTGCCGACGCTGACCGGCGCATCCGGCGCGAGCAACGTCTCAGGCGCAGGCACCACGCTGATGACGGCGACCGGCACCAACTACAATCGCGGCAGCATCGTCAACATCAACGGCGTCCCCTACCAGACCAACTTCGTCAGCGCGACCTCGATCACGGTGACCAACGCGCCGAAGCGGGCGACCGCTGGCACCGTGCCGGTCACCGTGACCAGCAACGGCATCACCACCGCACCCGTGAACTGGACCTTCACATGATGGGCATCGAGAGCATCAACGAACCCGGAAGTGGCCGTACTTGGATGGTGACGCCGGTCTCGATCAACGAGCCGCCGAAGATGGACTTGGACCCGCCGGTCATTGCGTCCATCGCCCCCGACACCGCAGTGATTGGTGACCCCAGCTTTACGCTGGTGGTCACCGGCACCGGCTTTTTCGCCGACAGCGTCATTGTCTTTGCAGGCAATGACGAACCCACTACGCTTGAAGCGGACGGCACGCTGACGACCGGCGTCAACATGGGCGTCTGGCTTGGCCCCGACACACTGCCGGTGCAGGTGCGGAATTTCAACGTGGTGAGCAATGCGGTGGAGTTCACCTTCACCGCAGCCGCCGGGACACGAATGGCGGCAGAAGAAGAGGGTGTCGATCCCGACGATCTGGAGGAAGAGATCGAGGAAGCCGCCGAAGAAGGCGACTTCAAGCCGACGCATCGCGGCAAGCCGACGCATACGCTGCCGCACAAGAGGAAGAAATGAGTCTGCCGGTCGTCACCGTCGCATCCGGCGGTCTCCCCGTGGTCGATGTCACCGCAAGCAAGCCGTTGCTGGGCATGGCGGTCACCGAAGCACTCAACGGTCGAGGCACTGCGGTGACCAAGGTCAGCAACAACATCGGGATGCCGGTCAGCTATGTGGTGGATGGCGGTTACGCGGCGCTGGACCCGGCTTCGGCTGTCGCTGTCGCGCTTTCTGGAAATAATCTCGTCGCCACCAATACCGGGACGACTTCCACCAATCAGGGTGCGCGCGTCGGCACCGCCCTTGGGAAGGTTTCCGGCAAGTTTTATTTCGAAATGACGTTCACGACCATTCTCAATACGGGCCTCAACGTCAATACAGGCGTTGGCATTGGTCCGTCCAATGTGGCGAACTACAGTACACTAGGGAACACCGGCAGCGGCGGCGCGATCTTGCCGGAGCATGGCGGCTCTGTCGTCAACGGAAGCGGTCTCGGCAATTTCGGGCAACGGGCTTCCGGCGATGTCATCGGCATCGCCGTCGATCTCACCAATCATCAAATCTGGTTCCGGGTGGCCCCCATCGGCAACTGGAATGTTTCGGGGACTGCCAATCCGGCCACCACTGCTGGCGGCTACATCATCCCCAGCAGTTCGCTGGTGCCGGTTTGCGTCTTTGGTAATTCCTTGTGTACTGCCGGTAACGTCATCACGGCTAATCTTGGCTCGTCAGCATTCAGCGGTGCGGTGCCTGCCGGATTTACTGCGGGATGGATTTGATTTGGTCAAGCTGGTCGAGGTCGAGCCGGGCAAGTTCCGCGTCGAACGGTCAAGGCCTCGACCAGCGCGTTCCGATCTGGCGCTGCCCAACATCATCTCCGATCAGATGCCGCCGACCGAACAGGTGGACGGCAAATTCTACGAGAGCAAGCGCGCCTTCCGCGCCGTCGGCAGATCGCTGGGCCTGATCGAAATCGGCAACGAAAAACAGAAGCCGAAGACGCGCGTGAACGACAAGGCGGGCCGCCAGCGATCGATCCACAAGGCCATCGAGAAGTACAAGGCGGGGCACCGTGCCTAGCACCTCCGAAAAGCAGCGCCGCTTTATGGCGGCAGCAGCACACTCTGCAAAATTTGCAAAAGAAGCAGGCATCAAGCAATCGGTCGCGCAGGAGTTCAACCGCGCCGATCAGGCCAAAGGCCGCCGCAACGCCATCAAGAAGGCGTTCAAGAAGACCAATCTGAAATAGGAGCACGAATATGTCAGACGTTACCGTTGCCCCCGATGGGGGCGGCGCACCTCCTGCTGCGTCCAGCGAAGTCGTCATCAACGAGAACCCGGTCGCCTCGCCGAACCCGGTTGGAAGCCAAGCGCCCGACAAGCCGGTCGATCACGCCGATGCGCGCCGGGAGAGCATCAAGGCGGCCTTTGATCGCGCCAACAATCCCCAACCCAAGGCCGAACGGCCAAAGCCCAAGGTCGAGCCAGCCGAGGCGAAGGCGGGCCACAACAATCCACCCGAGGAGACCGAGAAACTCAATCTCAAGAAGCGGCCCGACGATCAGCCCAGAGGCGACCAGCCGCGAGATCGTGGCCGGTTCGCCCCACGACAGCAGGATGTCAATCAACAGGCCGATGCCGGAACACGCCCCGCCGCCAAGCAATTGCCCGAAGGCACGCCCTACCGCGAGCCGCCGCCGCGCATGGCCGAGCACGCCAAACGGGAATGGGCCAACGCGCCAGAGAGCGTGCGCGGCGAAGTCCACCGCATGCATCAGGAATTTGGCGCGGCGTTCCAGCGCCATCGCGCCGACGCCGAGGCGTTTGCCCCGATCCGGCAATTCCACCAGATGGCGCAACAGCACGGCACCACGCTGGAGCGTGCGCTCAACAACTACGTCTCGATGGAACAGAAGCTGCGCGCCGATCCGATCGGCGGGCTGGATGTCATCGTCAACAATCTGAACCTGCGCACCCCGGAAGGCCAGAAGCTGACGTTCCGCGACATTGCCTACCATGTGCTGTCGCAGTCGCCCGAGCAACTCAAGATGCTGCAACAGGGCAACGCGCAGACCGCCGCCTCGCACCAGATCGGAGCACTGCATCAGGAAATCGCGGGCTTGAAACAGCACCTCGCGCAGATGCATACTCAACAGCAATTTGTCTACACCCGGTCGCAGGTCGATCAGTTCGCTGACAGCCATCCGAGGTTTGACGAACTGGGCGACCTCATCGAGCAAGAACTCAAATTCGGGTTCGATCTCGAAACCGCCTACCGGCGCGCGGAACTATTCCGCCCGACCACCCATGCGGCTCAGACCCGCACCCCATCGGCTCAGACCCGACCCGCCGACAAGAGCATTTCTGGAAGCCCTGACGTGTCTCCCTCAAACGGAGCGTCACGATCCAAAAAGCCAGTCGGTCGCCGAGAAGCAATCCAGAACGCCATGCGCGCGAACGGAGTGCTTTGAACCCCTGAGAGGCATCGCAAGCGCGAGCCTGAAACGATGGAGCCGACATGGCAAATATCAACACCAACGCTGCATATCAGCAGATACTGAGCATGGCGCTGGAGGATCGTTCTTCCAGCTACCAAGACCTCGTCTCGAACACCAACGCCCTTCTCGCCGTCATCAAGCGCAAGGGCTTGTGGCAATCCTACTCTGGACCGCGCATTCGGCAGACCTTGCAGGTCTCCAAGAACGTCGCCCAGTGGTATTCTGGCTACGATCAATTGCTGAACCCGGCAATTGACCTGTTCAACGATGCCTTCTTCGATCCGAAGATGGTCGTCGTTCCCGTCATCCTCTCGATGCAGGAAATCCTCAACAACGAGGGTCAGGCGCAACTGATGGACGTTTACGACAGCTACATCGACGCTGCCGAGCGTCTTCTTCAGGACACGATGGATGCAGGCATCTACAGTGACGGCACCGCCAACGGCGGCAAGCAGATCACCGGGCTTGCCACCGCCGTGCCCATCGTCGTCAACTCCGGCACCTACGGCGGTATCGACCGCAGTGCTGCCGCGATCTGGCGCACCTCTATCTTCGACGCCCAGACCTTTAATACGGGCATCGGCACGCAGGTATTGTCAACCACCATCCGCCCGTTCCTCAACGCAATCATGACCAACCGTTCGCGCAACCGCGACTACGCGGACTTGCTGATCATGTCGCCGGAACACTACGCGGCCTATGACGCGGCAACTGTCGCCATCCAAAGGCAGCAGAACGAGACCTCGCTTGGCAAGCTGGGCTTCTCGGCTCTGGAATATATCGGCGGCGGAAAGCGCGCCGAGATCGTGCTCGACGGTGGCATCGGATCGAACATGCCAGCGAACACCACGTTTGGCCTGAACACCGACACCTTCCGGCTGCGCTACCATCCCTCGCGTAACTTCGACAAGGTGTTCGACGGCGACGGTATGATGCCAATCGACAAGGACGCCATCGCGCAGTTCATCGGCTGGATGGGCGAACTCACGATGACGAACCCGCTGTTCAATTGGAGGTTTTATGATAGCAACCCGGCAACCTAAGGGTTGTGTCGAGTGGAAGGGTTACGTCGGCAATCACGGTTACGGAGTTCAATCCGTAGCCGGTCGTCCTACTCTGGTGCATCGACGCGCATACGAGGACAACTTCGGCCCCATACCGAAGGGAATGTGCGTCTGTCATCGTTGCGACAATCGGCTTTGCGTGGAGCCGCGTCATCTTTTTCTCGGCTCCATCGAAGACAATACGGCTGACATGATGCAAAAATCTCGTCAGGCGCGCGGCGAGCGTCACAGTCAGGCAAAGCTAACCGAAGCCGATGTTGTAAACATCAGGCGGGAGTACGGTTCCGGCCCTACTCAGCGAGAAATCGCAAAACGTCACGGTGTCTCAATCGGCACGGTATCCATGATCGTCAACAAGAAGATTTGGCGTTCCTACGACTCGAACCCGGCGGCTTAATCAGCCGACGCTAGATGCCCCTCGCATCGAGACCGCGCGATGCCCCCGTCGCGCGGTCTTTCCTTTCTCAATGGAGAACCACATGCGTAACGACCCCGACGACGCGCTGGTCGCGTTGTTCAAGCACCACGCCAATCACAACGAGGCCAAGAGCCTCGCTGCGGGCCGCCCGATCTTCGATGACGTTGAGGTCTGCGAAATCCGCAAGCCCGGCTCGAAGGACTACAGCGTGCATCCGGCCACGGAATTTTCTCACTGGGATGTCGATCCGATCACCGGCAGTCAGGTCAAGGTCACCTATGCCGAGCGTTTCCAGAGGCAATATCAGCAGTTCAAGGCCAAGGCGGCGCAGACCAAATCCGGCACGCCGCTGGAGCATGCCAAGTTCCTGACCGAGGGCCGACGCGCCGAACTGCGTGCCCAGAACATCTACACGGTCGAGGCGCTCGCCACCATCGACGGGCAGGAACTGAAAAACCTTGGACCCGGCGGCAGGGAACTGAAGAACGCCGCGATGGAATACATCGAGGAGAGCAAGGCGAGCGTGCCATCGATGGCGATGCAGGCCGAACTGGAAGCCTTGCGCGCCAAGAATGCCGTCTTGCAGGAAGACCTTGAGGCGGCGAAAGCCTCTGGCGAGGGTGAGTTCAGGGACATGAACCTCGAACAGTTACGCGAGTTCATCACCGCACACACCGGGCATGCCCCGATAGGTACGGCGAACCGCAAGACGCTGGTGCGGATGGCGATGGAAGCAAGACCGGAGAAGGTAGCCTGAGATGACACTGTTGTCGGTGGTGAAGGATGTCTGCGCCAACGTGGGTGTTCTTGTCCCGCAGAGTGTGTTCTCCAACATCAGCGGCAACCGCACCATGCAGGAAGTGTTGTCGCTTGCCAACGAGATGGCGCAGCGCATCGCCTACGACACACGGGACTGGACGAAGCTGAAGACGATCGCGACCTTCACCGGCGACGGCACCACGCAAAACTTCAACTTGCCCTCCAACTACAAAAGGATGCTGCTGACGGCCAATGTCTGGCTGTCAACCACGCCGAACCATCCGATGCGGTTCGTGCCCGATCTCGACGTGTGGATGCAGCGCCGCACCCTGAACCGCAACGACCCGTGGGGAGAATGGACGATGGTTGGCGGCCAGATGCTGATCTTTCCGATCATGGGCGTCGGTGTTACCGGGACGTTCGCCTATCTCGACAAGAACTGCATCAACCTCACCTCTGGCGGAAGAGGCGACAGCTTCATGGCTGACGGCGACAGTTTTGCGCTGGACGAACGTGTCCTGAAGCTGGGCATGACGTGGCAGTGGAAAGCACAGAAGGGAAGTGCCTACTCCGAAGACATGTCTACCTACGGCGATGCGCTGACCTATGCGATGGGCCACGACAGCCCGTCGCCGACCATTGTGGGAAGCCTGCCGTCTTCCGCAGCCCCCAATGTAGCCTATCCCTATCCGGTGCCGACGCCGTGATTATTGCGAGGGCAAAATCGTGAGCCAG